AGAATGGCCAGATTCGATTGCATTTACTTTCCATTCATTGTTTAACACTTCAACAAGTGCTTCAGTCAAGAATTGTGGTTTGGTTTGTGTGATCATAGTGATTGCAGTGGTTACACTATAGTGGACGTTTGGAGGTGAGTAATTTTGAGAGTTGACGATTGTCCTTACAATTTAACACCTCTCTGTGTTTGACATTATTATTCTTCTATGGGATTTGCATAATATTCATTTTCGGTAATTACATCAGTGAAACATTCATCATTTTCATTAAAAATGAGGTATAAAGTTTCATCATTATCTTTGACATTCCATTCACCATGAAGTGCCAGAATGTTTTGTGCTAAATTATATTTCTTATCTCTATTATTTGTCTTTTTATATGATTTACCCATCTTTTTGATTTGGGTCTCATACTGGTCAAGAATTTCGCCTGACAGATACTCTGTTCGTTCATAATTAAATTCGAAAGTTGTACCATCAGTGGTAAATCTTTCGGTTTGATTAGGATCAAAATGCATAATAAAAAAATAATAATAATTAAATTGTAATTCAGTCGGTAGTTGTGGCTTTACCTACGTTAGAAGGGCCTTTCCAAACTAGGCCATCTTCCTCCCACTTTTCAATAAATGCACGACGAAGCATGGTCAATTCATCATATCGATTCTGTTGCGAAGTGGTGTAGGTAAAGTTTTGTGCACGCCAAGTCTTACGAAGTTCTTGAAGTTCACGAAGGATTTGAGAGGAGTTGTTCATGATGTTGTTCTTAGAATAGGTAAAATAAGTTTAGGTTTATGTCATTCAACACGCGTGATGACGATGTGATCAGGACCACCACCTTTTGCAGAACGTTTAATTCGTGTGACTTTGAAGCCTTGTTTTTTCAAGCTATCAGGAATTTCTGGACCTCTGTAGTTCTCACTATACTCATTGCATGGAATAAAAAATGACATTCCACGATCCATTTGATACCAAGGATATACCAAGTTGCCCTGTGTTCTTGGGGCATCAAACATTTCTTCAATTTCTTCAGCGTTGTAAAGTTCGATCATGATTAGAGGTAATTACAATAATGTGGACGTTTGAAGGTGAGTAATTCTATCCCATCAAGATTAGGGAATTACATACTCTTGAATATCTGCGGGATCTTCACTGTCAAGATATACTTCAGTGAACTTAATTGCGTCCTCCCTACTGTTAAAAGTAACTTGAACATTGTCCATCATTTTATGTGGTGTCACAAATACATGTTGTGGCTGAACACCTGATTCACTGATAATAGCACCAAGATCGTGCCACACAAACTCCTCATCAAAATCATATTTGATTACAAGTGTCTCAGTTTTCATCAATAGTCTCACAGGTAATGTTACGATACTGTTCAACAATTTGATTTAAGTCAAGGATGACAGATTCCATCGCTGAACGAGAATATCCTGTTGCATATGGATAACCTTTGTCAGGATCAAGTTTAGATTCATTACTGACATCAACTGCATCTTGAAGATTATCAATAATAGTCAAAAGTTTAGAATCGATGTTCATAGTGGTTTGATACTTAGCTTGAGTTTGAGTGACCTTAGAGACTGTCTACGGGCCCTTAGACGACCTTTACTGATCCCCTTGGTTCTTTTATGTTTACCTGAGTTTTTAAGCCAGTTTGGTGTGATTGACATTGCATTAGAAGGTGGTTACGTCTACACTACTGTTGACATTTCGAGGTGAGGTATTATGTAGTTTTTTGAGTTTGTTAATCAATGTGGTTGCAGATTTGTGGTTACGACATACCTTAACTGGTGTGCCATTGTGTATGACAACCAACTTAGTTGTTGATCCTACCAATGGAATTGCAGCCAGGTATCCATTACCCACGACGATAGGTAATGGACCTGGATGTGAATCAAGAATGTGTGAGTTGGTATATTGAAATGACATATTACCTCCGAGTTACAGAATCATACATGTCGCCTTTCTCGAAAACAATATCTACACAACGTTGGAGAGACTTTTGGGTAGAAAGTCCTACCTGATTGTAGACAGGGACGCAGAGCATTCCGTATGTTTTAGAAGAAGAACCCACGCGAATCACACGTCCTACAGTTTGAAGCATCTCGATTGCGTCCATGTTACGGAGAAACACAACGGCCTCAAGTTCACTTACGTTGATACCTTCAGACAGAATAGAACGGTGGAGACACACAAACTTCTTGTCTTTATCTTTACCCCATGCATTCAGAGTATTAAAGAACTCTTCACGGGACACTTTGACGCCATCGATAACGGCACCAGTTTTTGAGGTGATGTAAAGATAAGAGTAGCCACGTTCAGTCAACTGATCTGCAAAATCTGTCATGAACAGATTCTGCAATTGTCGAGTGGTCTTGACACAAACAAGAATCTTTTTGATGTCAATCTGATCGATAGATGCAAGGACATTACTACCCTCAAGGTGAGGAGTGAGAGACTTTTTGTCTACTTTATCCATTTCAATCACCTTGACTTTAGGTGGAAGAATATACCCATTTTCCACCAACTCAGGTGCAGACACACGTGCAATCACTTGACCATAAGTTTCAGTCCAGTTCATACCTGGTTTCTTCACAGTCACGCTAGTTTTACGAGTTGCAGTAAAGAAGTAACAACGATCTGCCTTCTTACTGAAATACTCAGTGGGACCGTAGAAGTTACGTTGAACGGAATTATGTGCCTCGTCGAAGTAGATCGTATCTACAGCAATACCAGACTCCTGAACACGATGGAGAGAATGATAGGTGGTGAAGATAATAACATGTTCACGCATAGTGTGACACATATCAACAAAAAGTTTGATACGTTCAGACTTCGTAGTGCTGAAATGATGCGTCTCTCCACTATGAACGTGGAGAACATTAGCATTGGTAATATGCTCCAGATACTCTGATGACAGTTGTTCTGCCAACAGAATACGAGGAGCGACAACAACAATGGTACGAGGTGTTTTTATCTCAAACCGTTTAATCGCGTCCATAATTGCAATCAATGTCTTCCCGCCTCCAGTCGGTACTATGACCTGCCCAATAGCATTACGAAGCATTGCATAATTTGCTTCCTGTTGATGAGGACGGAGTTTAATCATAATCTAAGTGGTTACAATACAGTGGACATTTCAAGGTGAGTAATTATGTGCCGAACCCATTGTGGAAGTTTGCGTAGGCAAATTCAGCGCGATTGACCAACTTCACTGAACCATGAGTTTCAGAATGAAACACATAACCTTCGCCATTACACATTTTACCATTAGGAAGATAAGATTGTGGTGCATCAGTTACAATCAAACTATCCATAATGTCCAGTTTAATTTCCATCACATACTGATACAGATTAGCCAGGTGTTGACAACCTAGAATGTCAGTAAGTGTGGCATCATCAATATACTGACCAGATTTGATGAGTTGATTGATTGCAATCTTTGCCTTGGCTGCCTCCTTGTCAGTCAGAAACTTGATACCTTTGGTGTTAATCTTAGGTGCAGTTTCCTTTGGAGGGATACGATCGACAGAAGGTTGAACCCACTTGACAATATCAGTATCTTCCAAAGTTTCAGTCAAAGGAACACAAACGTTTTGCCACATCTCAGCATACACATTAACAACTGTGTGTGGAGCAATGACTAATTGTTGGTCAATTGCCTCAGGAAAAACATAAGTCAAAGTGTTCTGAGTAAACACATCAGTCTTACCAAAACCAAGCCAATCTCCCCAGTAAATCTTACCAGTACGAGGAAGATATTTCAAACAACGAGACAAAATATCTACTACTTCCATCTGATGACCAAAGTGGGTCAAAATATCCTCTTGTGTATAACAAAGACGAATCTTTTTCTTATTAAAACATGCCTTTGTACAAACGAAAAACTTACCGTTCTTAGGATTAGTACCCCACACCAGTGACATTCCGTCCATTTTCATGGAGATGTGAGCACGATCATACAGAAGATCAAAGACTGACATATCGCCAGTCAGGATAAGATCTTCAGGATGTTCAATATGGGTGGAAGTCATAATTTAGTGTGGTCTCGTACTATAGTGGACCTTTCAAGGTGAGTAATTTTGACGTGGAGTGATTTGTCCTTATTATTGTGCAGAAACTCTTTGTTGTTGTGAAACTCGTTTGATTACATCTTTGGTAATCTCTCGCTTCAATTCTTCTTTTTCCCTTTCTCTTTCTTTCCCATCTCTTTGAGAATCGATCTTCGCCTGCATGTTGGCCTGGGACTGTTGGGCCGTTGACATAAATTCATTATAGTTATTCATGGTAGCACCACCCAGACTTTATCACCATTTTTCATTGTAGTATGGCTATTCACATAACTCAAGGATTTGGTTTCATCCCATCCTGTTTCATTCTTAATGTAAGTTGTGGCTTCTGTTATTGTATTAAACAGTCGCATCATTTTCTGTGTCATTTTAGAGCCTTTGCAGCTGCATGTGCCTTAGCAGTCAGTTGAATTGCTTCTTTCTTATTTGGTTTTCTACCATGTTTCTTCTCAAAGTCAGCACGCAATTGTGACTTCACATCTTTCCTACTTTGGCCAGTTTCTTTATTACGAGCAGCATCTCTTTCTTTTCTTGTCATACCACCACCTTCTGCAGTTTTCCAACTACGACGTGGCTTTGCAGGTTCAGTCTTCTTAGGTTCTGCTTTCTTTGTCTTCAGGAGTTGTGTTGCTTTCTTTTCAGCAGCAGCTGAAGATGTTTCAGTTTTCTTAACATCACCACCAGCCTTTCTTGCTGCAATTCTGGCACGTGCTGCTGCTTTTCTTTCTGCTTTTACTTTATCTGCATATGACTGTTTTACTTCAGTAGAACCACGTTCTTTCTCAGGTTGTTGTTCCCTTTCAGAACGAGCCTTTGTTGAACCAATATCCTTTCT